GCCATCTGCACTCTCTGAAGGTAACGCCGTATGCCGATTTTACTGGTAACAGATATGGTGTAGACACCGGAACTTTAGCGGAAGTGTACGGTCCGCAGTTTGATTATGCCGAGGGCAACCCTCAAAATCACCGGTCTGGATTTGCTGTTTTGACATTCAAAGGTGGTAGGATTTTGTGGCCTGAACTGGTCCACAAATGGGCCGATGGGCAAGTGGAATTTCGTGGCCAGATCATCAACGTCTAAGGAGTTTTTTATGTTCGAGATGAATGTGTTTTTTGTGAGCGGTTTTGTCGACTACTTCGCAGACGGCGAAGTGTATGAGTACGACGAAGAGCACGATTGCTATTGCTGGTACGACGAAGAGTACGAGGCTTGGTATTGGCTCGACGAAGAGGCTGGTGAGTGGCTCTTGGTTGAAGACGAAGAAGCCGACGAAGAAGAATACGACGAAGACGAACTCGAAGCAGCCTAATCCTGGTAGACCTTCGACAAGGCACCGCTCAACGATGCCTCTATCTGTGATACGGCCTCCTCAAAAGGGAGGCCGTATTTTCTATTTCGGCGCAGCACTTCGTTGATCTCATGCAAGGCTTGCCAAGCGTGCTTTGCCTGGATGGCCTGGATGGCTTCGTCTTCGTCGTCAAACGTGGCGGTGATCTTCATGGCGGCGGGCAGTTATCTGGGATCGGCACGGCTATCCACACGGCTGCATACTGGCCCCTGTTAGGCCCGATCCAGCGGTCGATGTAGCAGTCGGCCATCTTCGGCAACGCGCGTCTGACGGTGCTCTCATCCAAACCAGTGCGGTCTGCCAGGTCTGGCGCGGTGAGCCCGTCCGGGTTGCCCAGTAGGTGAGCGCGGATGGTGGGGTGTTGTGATGTGGTCATTCGTCTTTGCCTTTGATGTCGTAAAACCAATCGTCACCTGCTGACCATTTGCGCGTACCGTCTACGCTCCAGAAAGTCTGCGCTGCCTGGAAGTCAGGGAACTTCGTTTCAGAAGAAACCAAAGACTGGTCGTACCACAGGCACCGGTTGTTTGGCTGGCAGGCAAACTGCCCGTTCTCAAGGCGGATGAAATTAAACGATTTGTGTTCCTCGGCTTGCTCGGTAAAACCCGTGTCCAGGTCCATGCCGTCGGCGCAAAAATCTACGGTGAACAAGTAGTTTCCGTAATACCACTGCCTGTCCTTGCCCAGGAATTTCACGCCCAGGTTACGCAGAGCGATCTTCTCGACAACCGTGAACCGGTAGCCCATGCAATCCCATAGCTGTAGGAAGTCAATGGGCAAATAACTGGCGTCTTCTTTCCAGACGTATGCGTGGATAGGCAGCTTGTCGTACAGCGCGCCGTATGCGGGCAACAGCGACTCGATCCTGAACACCTGGCCGCGAAGAGCTTTTATGCTGATCCAGACAGCGGGTTCAAACTCACCATGGCCCTTGGTGAAGTTGTACAAAAACTCACGCCTCACAAAACACTTTAACGGCGGCAGCGCCGCAACGATGTAGCTCATGCTTTTTGCTCCTTCAGCAACTGCTCAAGATTTATATCTATCTCAACCTGCGCAACCATCCCAGCCGCGTAGCCCCTTGCGTATGACGCCTCTTCCAAAGCAATCAACTGGTTGATAAGCCGCTGTTGTATTTCGCATATCCGCGTCAGGCTATCCAACGCCAATTCTCTTTTGCTCATACGTTCTGGTCCTTCAGTAGTTTCTCAATCGCTTCGGCAAACAGCTTTAAGCCTCTTGGCAGTCTTGCTGTTAACGGGTCTATCGCCACCAATGCGGCTAGGCGCTGCTCATCGGTCAGCCCTAGCCACGGGCGCTTGTAATCCTGGGTGTCGTCGTCGTCTTCGATGCGCGCCCTTGCCATCGCGCGCTTGGCCGGGAAGCCACCGGCACCTTGTCGGCGCTCCATCTCTTCCCAGGCTTCATCCTCTTCTGTTTTCATAGCAACCCATTCCTAACGGTGATGCAAGTGCCTTCGAGCTGCGCAATCATCGCGTTGCCCTTCAAGGCCATTTTTTGCAAATTTTCTTTTTGAGCGTCTACCGCAGCGCGGCATTGCTGCTCGGACTTGTACCAAGTTTGAGCTTGCATGAATTCGCAATTGCCGTTCATGCAAATGAAAAGCACGGGCACAAAAATAACTTGAATCATGTGAACACACTCCATAAAACTACACCAATGCCGCCCACTACGAACAGCACCACCGCAACTGTCAGCGCAACAAACAACACGCTGAATAGCATATCGTCGTCCTCGTCGTTCATCTGCACTTCTCCGTAAAAACCGATGCCACGGTGCGGCATTGCGGTTGAGCGGTTTTATAGCCCAAGTAGAAGCACACGACTATTAGGGTTGATACGAACCCCAGCATTTGGAAGAAGGCGATGACGTGTCTCATGTCGGTAGCTCCTTGTTAAATACAAAATCCAGGGCCTGCAATGCCTGGTACAACTCCCTGATTTCCTGGCGTAGTTGCTGGTCGGTAGCGCGGCTCTCACCGCGCAGCTCCGCCAGCTTTAATGCAGTCGCTTCAAGCTGGTCGTTTGTCATTGATCTTCTCGATCCATGCAATGACGTCGGACTCCAGCCATACCAGTCGCCTGCTGCCGGGCACCCGGAACCTGGGCGGCAGTACGTCTGGTCGGCGACGTGCGTCTGACTTGATGGTCTCTTCGCTTCTGCGCAAGAGCTTGGCCAAGTCAGCCGGGCCTAGCGTTTTCAAGCCCATGACGGCTTCTCTACTTCTGCAAGTTTTTCCAAGTAGTGCTGGAGCTTGCCGCTGTCATCGGTCCCGTCTTTGCGACCCGACCGCATCCCGTATTTAATGATGTTGCCTTTAAGAAAGCCAACAAACTCTTCGTGGGTCAGCACGGCTTGCATCACGGTCCAGGGTTGCACGGTCATGTCTTTGTAGTGGGTGCCGCCCACTTGCTTTTCGTCTGCGCTCATCAGTCTATTTCCTTCATGTAGTAGGTGGTTGAAAATCCGTCTGCCCGCAAAGGCAAGCCGGGTGCCCATGCAATGTCCCGCCCCATGATCTCTTCGATCTCAGGCAAGGCATCGTGGTTTTCTGTCTCGACGATGATCTCGTCGTGGACGGTGAACAATTGCAAGTAGCCCGCCCGGTCCAGGGCAAGCATGGACTCAGCCAGGCAGTCGCGCGCAATGGCCTGGGTGATGTTCTCCACCAGCTTGCCGCCGTAGGTAGCGAGCCTGGTCCAGGTCTTGGTCTTCTGATCCATGCCCTCATAGGTCAGCGACCCGGCACGCGCCACGGTGAAGCTCGCACCGCTGGCGGTCTCGCGGATCAGGTCTTCGGACTCGATACGCGGCTTGACGTAGAACAGCTTGCGCTTGGACGGGAGCTCAATCGAGAGAAAGCCCGACTCCCAGGTAAACGTCACCGGGCAGTACTTGTTGTTTACCGCCAATCTTGTTTGGTTTTTGTGCATCACCGCATGCTTGGCCGAAAGCTCGACCGCGTACCAAAGCTCCACGATCTCCGGGTTGGCCGCGCGCCAGGCGTCCTTGATGGGGTCGAGCTCGTCCTCTGTCAGGCCCATGGCTAACGCGCCCATGGTCTTCAGAGCACCGGCTCCACCCTGGTATCCCAGGGCCAGCTCGGCGATCTTGCCTTTCTGCCGGTAGGGTGACTTCTTGGTCACCGATCCAGGGGGCAGCTTGAACATCTGCTCAGCAGACGCTTCGTAGATTTTGCCGTGTGTCTTGAACACATCCAGACGCCACGCGCACCGTGCCAGCCAGGCGATCACACGGGCCTCAATGGCGCTGAAATCGACCGGCATGAGGGTAGCCCCTGGCCGAGCGATAAAAGCCGTCCTGATGAGTTGTGACAGCGTGTCAGGCACGTTGCCGTAGAGCATTTCCAGCAGGTCGTACTGGCGGCTGCGCAGCAGGTTGCGCGCCAGGTCCAGGTCTTTGAGCTTGTTCTGTGGCAGGTTCTGCACCTGGACGATCCGGCCAGCCCAGCGACCGGTGCGGTTGGCACCGTAGAACTGGGTCAGCCCGCGCACGCAATCGTCGGCGCACATCGCCCTGGCCATCGCGTGGTACTTGGACACGCTTGTCTTGGCCAGCTCTTGGCGAAGCTCAAGCACCCGGCGCACGATGGCGCTGTCGGTGTTGGCCAGCAGGCCGGGCACGGTCTTCTTGGTCAGGTCGACGATGGTGTCGTCTTCTTCTTCCTCTTGCAACCACTTCAGCAGTTGGTCGCGGCTGTTGGGATTGTCCAGGCCGGTGAGCTTCACCGCCTCGGCCAGGGTGCGTGTACGCACGATTCCGTCGCACTCGATGGCAGCCTCGACCAAGTCGTGGTCCAGCTTTGCGCCCTGGGTCATCATGCGGTGGTCCAGGTGCCAGAGCTTCCACTCCTTGTCTGGCACGGGGAACTTGGCCAGCTTCTCTGCAATGGCGTCTTCGGACTCAACGTCCCTGGCGCAGTAGTCTTTGAACAGAGCCCACTTGGCCGGGTCGTGATGGGGCAGGTTGCGCGTGCGGCCACCGTTTGCCTTGGTCGGTTTGGTCGGCAGGCAAAAGTATTTGATCAGGCTCCAACCGGTGGACATCTTCTGCTTGTCAGGCGGCAGGCCAACCACGCGGCCCACGTCGTTCAGGTTGCCTGGCATGCCCAGGTACAAGGCGTGGACGCTGGTGCATCTCCACTGGGTGACGTCAAGCGGGTCGACCATGTGCTTGTTCAGGCAAGCCAGCTCAAAGGCCGCGTTGTATGCGGTCTTCAGAATCTTGGGGTCGTAGAGGGCTCGGATGATATGGGCGGGCATCTCTTCGCCCCGAGCATGGTCGATGACGTTGACCTGGCCATCGCCGTACTTGTATCCAAAAAGCATGATCTCAAACGCGTCCGACTCGACGTACTTATGCACGCCGCACTTCTTCAGGTCGACGTCGCTGTACGTTTCCAGGTCGATGCGTAGTGTGGTCATTCGGCGGGTCTCGTATCAATGAACACGGGCGTAAGCCTGCCTACCCAAGCACCAATGGTGTTGAACTCAAAATACTCTTCCGCGTCTTCGCGTGACATGTCCCTGGCCAAAATGTCAATCACCCTGGTGCGGTCATAAGCCACCACCGGCAGCATGCCAAAGCGGTATGCGACGCCGATGATCGCTTCGTCGTAATCAGCGGGGTCGAGAAACAGTGCGCCCTCAACGGTGGCCAGTATCTGCTCTTTTGTCGTCATCTATCTGCTCCAGTAAAAGGGCGATGAGGCGTTCGTAATGCTTCACCAAAACCCACAGTTGTTCGTTGGTCATGGAAGGCGGGGTACTCGCCTGGGCTTTCCCCCTCCGGGTTACTCTGCTTCGACCTCTGTCTCCGGCGAAGACGGCGCTGGGGAAATAGCGTTATCGCGTTGGGTAGCAATGTCCATAACCAGGTCGTGGACCTGGTCATGTGGCAGCCTGCGCAAGGCAATGATGATCGCGTTGATGGACTCTTCGGTGAGATGGATTGGATAAAACATTTTTAATTTCCTTTCAAGATAAGAAGTCTTCTTCGACCGCAGTGAAGTCGTCGCTTGCGCGCGATCCGCCGCCCAGACGTTCACCGTCCGCCAGCTTCTGCACGTTGTTCAGACCCGCTGCAATCCCCTTGTTGCCGTCCACGCTAAACGCGTAGAAGTTGATCGACGCACGGCCATAGCAGCCGCTGTAGACCTCCGACTTATCCAGGATCGGGTTCAACGCGGTGTCAACCACGTCAGGCTTTTGGCCGCTGTTGCAGTTGATGAAGTAGTGACCCTTGTATTCAGGGCTCTTCTCCATGTCGCGCTCAGTGTCGCCGTCACGCAATGGCGACTTGAAACTGGCCAACCATTTGCCGCCCCACTTGACTGCCGACTTGGGGTCGGCCTTCACTTCTTCGATGGCAGCTTTCAGCTTGGCCAAGGTCTCCTTGTCACCCTTGGGGATGAGCAAGCAGACGCTGTACTTACCCTTGTCGTTCGTCTCAAAGACGTTGACGTAGGACATGCGAACCTTACCGGTAATTACTTTTGACATTCTGTTTTCCTAGTTTGCGATTTTGAAATCCTCGGCTGCTGATGCAGCCAAGGCGAGTGCTGGTCTCTTGTCCCCTTCGGGCACCAGCGTTGGTTTACCGGCAGGCTTGACGACCAGGTCGCCCAGCAATTCGGTGAACTTCTTTTTGCCGATTGCACTCTCCATGGCAGTGATGCCAAGTAGGCTGCGCTCAAACATGATCTCTTCGGGTATGCCGCCGTCTTTCAGCTTGGCCGCTACCGCGTCCTGGTCTACGTACTTCCGGTTGGACCGGCCTTCGACCAGCTTGAAACCGGGCACCGCGACGCTGTGCTCGACTGCCTGCTTGAGCGCGTGCGCTTTCAGGTCGTTGAACCAGTCGATCACCATGTCAGCCTGGGGTAGCAAGGCCGCGATGCGATCCATCGATAGGGTCTCTACCGCCGGTGGCCCAGCACGAACCGGGCTGGAGAACTCGGCCTTGGCCACCGCAAGCGACGCCTCCGCCCTGGCCGCGCATGTGAAGCGGGCACGGCAGAAACCGTCCTTGCAATGTTCGCCTGGCACGAACTCGCCAAGCCCGCTCCAAGCCATCTTGGCTCGCGGCACGACTTCCTTTTCGCCCCACTGAAGCAGCTCTTCGATTGATAGCTCTTCGCTGCGGAAGTTGGACAACCGTGGCTGAAGAACCGTCATGCGTACACGCTGGATGTCGTACAGGTGGCACAGCTCGTAGTAGGCACCCAAGCCATAGAGCCGGAGCTGGCTGTTCTCCATGGGGTCAATGTAGATGCCCTTGCCGTACTTCAGGTCCAGCACTTCGACCAAGCCGTCAGTGATGATCACCAGGTCGCCGGTGCCAAAGCCTTCGGGCACCCACATGCTGAAGTCCAGGCGCTGCTCGACCAGGATGATCGGGTCTTTGCAGCGTGAGTACGCGTCGTTGATCCGGTCCCATGCGACGTTCACTGCTTCGGCCACGTACTCGCGCAACTCAGCACTGTCGTGGTGAAGCAGCTCTTTGGGCAGGGGCTCGGTTGGGCGGCTCAGCATCATCAGGATCGCCTGCTCAAACACCGCGTGTGCGAAGGTGCCCTGGCTTGCAAACTCGCTGCCTTCGTCGGGCAGTGTGGCTTCCAGGTTTGCACTGGGTGTGCAGACCAGCCACTTGGCGCTTCCGCTGGCGCTCAGCTTTGCGTGTGCTGTCATATTTCTGCCCGCCACTCCATCATCTCCTCCGCAATCAAATATGCAAGTGAGCATATTTCTTCGCGCTCTTCAACTTCTCTAGGCCATCGGGCTTGAATCAATGCTTGCATTGCTTTGGCGGCAAAGTAATCAAGTATGGTTATGCCTAATTC